GGACGTGATTCTCTGTTCCCATCTGTTTCCCCTTTGGTTCCCTTCTAGATTGCCGCTGGATCACTGTGACTTTCGTTCTCGGCTACTCTTCTGATCCGCCGCTTGGCTAGCACATGCGGAACAGTTCGCGCCTTAGACAGCCGATTCTCGGCGATTCCGCTTGTTGAGTTTGGGCCAGTCGGCATTGACGATCGACTCATCTGGCCTTGCTACCTCTACGTCGACTCGAAGGCACGCGACACCTTCGTCATCGAATTCCCATGCGATCCCGCAACCACCGATGTCCACGATTTTCTCGTACAACTTTCTAGTGCATTGGTGCACTTCCATCTCGCCACAATCCCCATTCGTCCATTCTTGGATTTCTTCCATAGCCTCATCGCGAGAGTTCCCGATCCCATAAATGGCGGTCCTATTGAAGTCCGTGACCATGTAAGTGGGCGGTGTCTCCCCTTCAAATCGATTGGCTGCCTTGCGGAGATCATCCGCTAAAAGACGGAGCTCTTCTCGATTGCGGAAATCAAGAGGGGGCCCTTCTTCTAGGTGACCGATTTTGTGGATAATTCTCGCCATGTGCGATTCGCAAAGTTCGATGAGGCGGTGACTCTGTTTCATGATTGTCCTTTCACCAAGCCCCAGCCCATTTCCTTGAGGACCTTGACCGCATGATCGATTGGGAGAAGCTTTTGGTTGAAGCAGCCGTAGTAGTCAATCTTGGATTCCGTGCGTCTTGCGATGCGAGTGGCCAAGGTGAGAAGGGCGGCGTATTGCTCGGTGAGTTCGAGGTCTTGCGATCCGAGCGCCCGCCAGTTGATGGTGAACTTTGGGTTGTTGCCGAACTTGCCTTCGTAGGCAATGTCGACCTGCTCTTGGTACTCATCCTTGTCACCGTGGAACCAGTAAAGCTCGGCACGAAAGTCATCCTCGTCTTCCCAGCTGTGCAGGTTGATAGCGTGATGGGTTGCTGGATTTTCGAGTGTTACGCGCATTTTGGTTCCCCTTGGTTCTGGTTGGTCCGCTCAAAAGGAGCCGCCGAGATTGACGGCCCACTTTGAATTGATCAACCTCGTCCGAGAATCTCGGTCATCCGGGTGAGGGCCGCGACTTCGGCTTGCCCTTGAACAACGTTCGAATAGAGCGTTGACGTTCCGGTGGACACTGCGCCGCCCTCGGCGATGCGAGTGACGAGCTCAACCATGTCCCTGGCGAGCCAGGCAGCGTTGCCGGCGAGTTGGTTGTTGGCGTGATTCAAGTCGTTCTGGGTGGACCAAGAAGCATTGAAGGATGCATATTCTGGGCTGTCAGTGTCAGCGCCAGGCTCGACGAAGAAGTCCTTCATCCGGTCGTAGTTGTCAGCAGTTGCTTTGTCGACTGCGTCGGTTGCGGCATCCCGGAGCTTGCTGAGGAGCTGCTGTAGTTGGGCGCTGTCGTCTTTGGTGAAGATCGTCGGGGTTTGTTCTTGGCGTTTCATGGTGTGTTCCCTTTGCTTAGCGGTTGTTGCGATGAGGGAATTATAGGCTGATACTTGCGAAAAGTATATGGCTTTGCGCAAAAAAGATCCCGTGACACGCCCTTTTCTATACAGTTGGCGCCAGCACCGCTGCCTTGGTGGGGCGAGAGAAGAAGCCAAACCCGTTTTCTTTTGGCTTGATCGTCGCGGTGAACCGGACCATGTCCCCGCGGTTTGGCGCGCTGCTGACGATTGCCGCTGGGCAGGTTCCCCAGAGGCGGAACTGGCCGAGTTCAGATTTGCACTTGATCGTCATTTTCATGGTGGAGCCATAGTCGTCGAAGCGCTCCTTGATGGAAAGAACCTCGCCGGTGATCACAACTCGCCCCTCGGGGGGTTTGACGTCGACTGGCTCATTGGGATCAACGGGCTTGTTCGCGTCTGTCTGAAGCTTGAAGGCGAGGGCGACCTGCTTCTCGGATAGGCCACCCCACTTTGCGAGGTTCGCGGCAAGATCTTGGGAAATGTAGTGGTCGGTTTTCAAAGCGTCCTCTAGCCCCTCGTTCTCGGCGAGGAACTCGGCGGCCTGGGTCTTGGTCCTCTGCTTCTTGGCTAGTCGTTCCTGGATGAACTTGGACGTCTTGCGGAGCTTGGCGATGCGCCGCTGGTTCTCGAGCCAGTCGCCTTTGTCGTAGTGGACGTCCATCTTGTCGGCGCAGATGTGTCCAATTGTGATGACCTCGCCCGAAGGGCGATGAAGGAACGCGGCCCCTGCCAGGTAGTTTGCCCCGCAGATGTCGCAGCCACCGAAGCCCTCTTTTTCAAAGAATGGCAGCTTTCCCCAGGGGCTTGTCACCTGTCGGGACCCGATGATGCAGTCGTTGCCGGTGGCGGGGTCTACGCCCCAGGTGGGCTCACTTTGTGGCTCGCCGGTTCGTACGGCCGCCAGCAGAGCCGTGTTCCATGAGAATCGGCCGTAGTAGTAGCTGAAGAGATAGTCGTAGTCGGCTGGCGCGATTTCGGCGGGTCGATGAAGATCGGTGCGTGTCATTTTCTAGTCTCTCTTTCAGGCGTACACTTCATTGATGATTGCCGGGATTTCATTGGGCTCGACGCCAATCAGCGATGCCATCGCGACCGTGAGGTCGTCGACCAACTGCCGAGAACTTCCTGCATGAGCCCAGTTCACTCCACTGCGGCCAGGATTGAGAATGTCCAAGTTCGCATCGATGCTTTCGAGCAGCCGCTGAGCTTGTTCCATGTTTGCTTGATGAACTTTTTCAACGCTCGGATTGGTTCTGGAGGTCATTTCGAGGTCTCCAGTTTGACGAGAACTTTTTGACCATCCGCGTCGGTGTAGGAATAAAACCCGTGATATTTGAGGCTCGCGCGGGCAATCCGGCCAACCAAACCGGGGAGAGTGCATTCGTCCGGATTGCTGACTCTCACCACGCTGTCTGCGGTCTGTTCGCTTGGTGCTCTCATGTTGATTCCCTTGTGGTTGGTGATTGGCATGAGAGAATTATAGGCTGATCTCGTCTAAATGTATATGGCTTTGCGCAAAAAAATGCCCCTTTCCGTATGCCCAGCTAGGCTGGCGGTACGGAAGGGGGTTCAAGGGCTCACATCCAGTCTGGTGGTACGGCGACCTTTTCGCAGGTGCACTCAGTGCCCGGCAGGTCCAATTCAGGGCACCCCTGCCATGGTCCAATTTGCGATCTCAGATCGGCAACAGCGTCGTCGAATGACGAATGCTCGGTGTGGCCGGAGGGGCCAAGCTCGTCCCAGTAGGTGATTCGCCATCCATTGTGGTACAGCGTCGAGGGATGGAGGATGAGCGCCAGCTTGACGCGCTTCGACACCCAGAGTTGAACCTTCATTTGCTGTTGTGGAGGCATCTCAATCTCGCCTCGCCAGCGGCGGCTCGGTGCTCTTGGAAGACGTTGCAGAGGTCTCGCTTCGGATCTGCATCTTCCAGGATGAGTTGAATAGTCTCGCAGATGACCCACGTCACGACCTCTCTCGACTCGGTCTTCGCGACGAACTCTGCTGCGTCATTGTCGGTCTCGAACACCGCACAACTGTCGCATCGCTCGATCGAGTCGTAGTCGAAATTGGGTACCCACCCAGGGCAGCAGTGATCGTCGCAGCCGGTCTCGGTTTCGATGTATTTCATCTCAGGTCTTCCCTTGTTTGCAATCGCTGGTTGAGTTTGAGCCACGTCGCGGGGCGGGCTGCCACTCGCCGCCAGCCACTGTCAATGAAGTAAGCGGCGGAGTGGTCGCCGAGGAGGTGCAGACGGCGCGACATGTGCCGAATCAGCCGCTTGGCTTTCGTCGGTGTCACCCACTGCCCGCGAGGGCTTTTGTAGAGCTCAGACATGGCCTTCACTCCCTTAGTCGAGTGCCCCCGTTAGGTCAAGGAGAATTGACTCGGCCAACCCGAGGTCAATGGCTAGCTCTAGGTCAATTTCGTCGACAAGATCGCGGGCGGTTTCTAGGATTTTCGTTGCTCTCTCGAGAGTCTCGATTTCCCGCGAATCGAAGTGAAGAACTTGGTGATCGGCGATGACATGTCCGAACAGAACTTCGGTGTGGTTCCTGAATCTCATCTCGCTCCCCTGTGCGCGACGGGGTTCCTCTGCCGTTCGATTTTCCGGGAGAGCCCGTGGAGTTGTTCCGGAATTTCCCGCCCGAAGGTGACGAGATCTTTCTGGTCGACCGCCGCTAGGGCATCGAGGAGACAATTCAGTTCAATGGCCGCATCGTTGGCGATGGCGACAATTTCGTCTCGTTGGTCCTGGGTCATTTCATTTCTCCCTTGGTTTTTGTTCTGCTTTTCTGTTTCAAGCGAGACCGCAACAGAGGCCGTCTGCATTCGCGCACTTCTCGCACAACGTCGGTGCGAAATCTCCGGTGGATGGTTCTCGCCAGTCAGACCACGCGCCCATTTCTCCGCAGCGCTCGCACTCCACTTTGCAGTGAAAATGAATGCCTTCGCGGCACTCATCGAGGTTGTTCAGACCGCCACCGCATTCTTTGCAAGTGGGTTGGGACATCGAGTAAGCCATCTCGGCCGCTTCGGATTCCGGAGTGATTGCGCTCATTTTGTTCTCCTAGTTTTCCCGGCGACTGATGATCGCCTTGGCTTCTGTGATGTCGAGCTTGCGGCGGCGGCAGTTGCGAATGTGGTCGAGAATGCTTTTCGCGGTGACACCGTGGTTGATGTACTCGGCGACGACCCTGGCAAAGGCTGCCATCGGCCGGTTTCCGCGTGAGCTGTTACACCGCTTGCAGCAGGTGACCAAGTTCGTCTCGTGGTTGGTCCCGCCGTGGCTGTGGGCCTTGCAATGATCGAGGGTGAGCGTGATGCCGTCCTCGAGTGTCGCTTTGCAGTAGGCGCAAGCTAGACCGTCTCTGAGGTAGATGGCGAGCCGCTTTTCTTGGCGGATCCAGTTCATCCCGTTCCAGTTTCGTGTTGTTGCCATGAAGGGAATTATAGGCCCGTGTTTGCGAAAAGTATATGGCCGTGATCAACTTTTTGCGCGTTTGCATACGAAAAAAGGCCCCGAAGGGCCTTTTCTTGTTCCCGTTTGCGGGGGAAGTGGCCTAGGGCCACCGCTTTTCACACCACTCCTCGACGCTGGGGACCCTGCGATCGGAGTCGTTGACGACCTCCTTACATGCTGCGACCACGTCTCGGACGTTCACCCAGGGACCGCCTGCCTCGTCCTGGACTTCGCCGCGGTCACGATTCATCGCTCGCACAGGATTTGTCGTCCAAGTCCAGCGACTTCCGCCGCCGTCGGCCTTCGCTCGGCAACTCCGAACTCCGACCGTCTCGCCACTTCTATTCTTCCAGGTTGTAGACATCTCGCTTCTCCTTCTTCCTCTTACCTACAGATCCTCGATAACGGTAATTCCGTTCTCTCTCAGGATTTCCTCGAATCTCTCAGTGGCTGCCCGATGAACCTCGTGCACTCGGCAGTCACCCTCTAACAACATGCATTCGACATTGTTGAGATACCCACAATAGTGTTCGAGCTTGCTTCCGTCTCGGTCTGCCTCCTGATCGATGGCCATCGTTGCATTGTCTTCTCCAACTTCTCTTCCGTCCTCAACAGTCAACGTCATCTCGCGATCGATCTTTTCGCTGACTAGCAACTTTCTGGTGGCCTTCGGTGTCATTGCTTTATTCCCTTGGTTTGTTGGCATGAGGGAATTATAGGCAGGTTTGCGCGAAAAGTATATGGTCTTGCGCAAAAAAGATCCAGCAGCCGCGCCTTTGTCATATAGAGAGGCGCTTATGCCTCGAAGGGTATTGCGGCTGGTAGCGACCTCGCCCATGCCCGGTATCGCTCGCTTCCGTGGTCACCAGCGGACTGGAATCCTCTTTTTGTGATCGCTCGTTTCAGCTCGGCGCCGAACCGGTATTTGCTTCGGGCTGTTCCGTCTGAACTCACGTAAACGACCTCAAAGGCCCTTGTCCACCAAAGGGGCAAAACGGCCCAGGGCACCGCATCGAACCCGAGGATGAACTGCTGGGCTACGGGAGCTGGCAATTTACTGTTCAGGAGTTTCGTAGCGGCCCTGGACGTCGATCTCGGAGCAGCAAACGGTAGGACGGCTACAAGCCTAGACTCGGCGCCGTCGCGGACCGCGTGAGCCGCTGCCGTCACCGTCATGGCCCCACCATAGGAGTGACCAAAGATCCCGAGAACATCCCCGCCGCCGCGATGATGATCCAGAACGCTCCACGCCCAGGCACCGCCCAGCGCAAAGCCTCGCCGGTATCGCCCGACCAATCCGCCGACCTTCGTTGGAACGAGGTGAAAATTCGCTTTCCAGTCCCGGAGCTCGTTTGTGCCAGGGATGACCGCAACCCTCAGCGTCACGGGGTGATCCCTGCCCGATTCACTCGGCATAAAGACTCGGCTACAAATGAGCAGCTGGACGTTCTGCCATTCGTATGGAGCGAAGTCCCAGCTCGGCGGCGGATCCGGTGGCGAGTCTGGCTGTTCCCAGTAGTTGTATCCCCAGGACACCAATTCGGCGGCCTGGGGCACCAGTGGATTGAGGAGGAGCCCGTCGGCGAGAATCACGCTGGTCGGGTGCATGGAGGATGGTCCTTTCAGGCAGGGACCGGGAGCTCCATGTTGGCGATCTCGCTCTCGGTCGAAATGACGCGGAACGAGAGCTGGGCTCTCTCGTGATTGATATTCAGCTTAGCACCGGCCACGCTATCGAGGGAGTCGGCCTTGAATCCTCCGCCCCATGAGCACAGGAGTTCGTCACCAGCGCTGAGGCGGTCGCTGTGAAAGTGCTTGTTGATTAGACGAAGATGTTCCAGTGCCTTGCTGAGCATGCCCGAGATCAGCGCTGCGGGCAGTCCGTGGACAAGCGGAAATTCGATTCTCGCGGTGTAGGGGAATGGATCCTCTGACTTGAGTTCTGGGAGTTTGTTTTTCGTGGTCCACACCTCCGCGTGCCAGGCGATGAGGTGCTTTCGTACCTCAGTCGGAGGGAAAAGAAGCGAGTGGAAATTCTGGTACCAGTTGTTGCTGGGCCTCGTGATTCGCATCTCTACGATGCCGCCGTCCAGCATCAGCGCGTCCGATGAATAGACGGTCTGGATATAGGCTGCCGATCCTTTGTCAAGCTCTGGCGTGAATGCCGATTTCTCAAGGAGCACGGTCACATTTCCCATTGTGGGCTTTCCTCTTTGGGTGATTCGATCTCGACAGTCGACCCACCGGCTGCCTCGGTGAGCACGTCGTAGAAATCGCATTGAATTATCGAGGCGATACTTCGCGTCGGAGCAGCGACCTTGATCTGACTGCCCTTGCCATTAGTGGAAACTTCTTCGGTCACGACCCGCAGTGGCCTGAACCAGATCTCAAGCTCCTCGCTGGTGAGTAGCTTGGCGAGCTCCTCGAGGATTCTCCCCCACTCTTCGCTTTCGACAACGGTGACGGCGTCCTGCTCAGGGAGCAACACTGAGAGCTGCTCGGGTTCTTGCAGCCGCTGGATTTTTCGCCACGCCGTGCGGATTGCCCCGCCCTGTTTGCCCACGAGGAAATATTTGATCGTCCCGATTGACTTGTTCGGATCCTCCAGCTTGAACCGCCGCAGGGTGTCGCGAATGGTTCTGCCCACGACCTCGACGGGAATCCCATCCTCGCCCAGCTCCTCGACGAGCTTGGTTTCTTCCGCCGAGAAGATGCGATTCGTCTCCAGCGTCTCTTGCACGATCTCCTCAATTTCGAGCACGTAATTTGACGCTGACCGAGCCACCACTGGCGGCGGCTCGGCGGCCTTTTTAGCGGCGATTGGCGGCGGCCTTTCGGGCGCCGTTTTGCCGGGGAATATCTGTCGTTCTAGCCACGGGATCTTCTCGAAGTCGGTCCATAGATCGACGTGACATGACGGGCAGATCCGGACCCAGCCGTTCCCGAGCTTGTTCGGACGGTCCCTTTCTCGGCATGTCTGGTATCCCCATTGACGCAGCTTTCCGACGCGAACGTTGACCCGGCTCTCCCATGCCGCCAGCAGCATGTCCCGTCCCTTCTGGTTGTAGAGACCGTGCTTGTCCTCCCTGAACTTCGCTCCCCATTGGCAGTCTTGAATCTCGGCAAAGACCCGGTTGAAATGTCGTGTCGACCAGTCAAGGCGACTCAACAACCGGAGTTTCTTTGTTTCCCTTGGCAGGATCCCTCGTTGGATCCAGTGAACCTCAATGAGGAGCCGATACAGCAGCTGTGCATCGGCCCCCCATCCCATTGTTGATCTCCATAGCGCTTCGATGTGAAGCGGCATGGAGAATAGATCTAGCTTGCTGGACACGGCAGCTGGTGCCTATTAGTCGAGCTGTTTGCCAGAGCGTTCTTCCTGGGCGTCGAGAATGTCGTGGATCTTGTCCAGCTCATCCAGTGGGAGATCGGCCAGCTTGCTCACTTCTTCGTCAACCTGTGCCGTCGCGAGGAGGTCGCGCTCGTCGACGCCCAGCGCCTTGAGCCGCTTCACGATGCTGGCAAGATCTTTCTTGGCGATTGTTTTCCACGGTGGCCCTGCGGCTTTGGGCTTCGCCTTGGCCTTGGGGATGTCGGCCTTGCCGACGATGTCCTTGGGCTTTTGCGCCTCATCGGCCTCGCCGGTGTACTCGGCCCAGCTTGAATTTCCGTCTCTGATCGAGGCGTAGATCTCGCGAAGCTGAATAATCTCAGCGGGCGAGATCTGTCGCAATGGATGCCCCAGATATTCCTCCAGCATTTCGGATGAGATATTGAGGACGTTGAAGCCGATCAGGACTTTCTTCTTTGCCGAGTCTGGGTCTTTTTCAACCTCGGACTTGAGAGTGCCGTAGGCCACCTCTCTCGCATCATCGATCATGTCGGGAGGCAGTACTGCGAGAATTGCGTTTCGCTGGCAGATGGCGCCCTTGCGGAAGGTGAGCTCCCGGAGATCGCGCTCGTCGGGAATCACCCACTCGGTTTTCTGATTGGGCCATTTCCCGACCTTTCGTTGGATCAGTTTCTGAAAGCTGTCCTCGAATGACTCGAACGTATTTGTCTGAAGGTCCCATGCCCAGCCGCGAATCCGGCGAAGGCCAGGGTTCCGGCTGGTGCCGTCTCCCGCCTCGTCGACGAGTATCTCGAGACCGGTTCGAATGTTTCCCCACAGCCGCTTGGCTTCCCGTGCGAGTTTGATCGAGGGACCGGTGATCACGTTGTCTTCCCACCTGCCGGTGACGGGATTCTTGGTCTTTCCTCGCTTGAAGGCATAGCTGGCGCCTTCGGCGAACCTTGACCGCTGACAGGACCGCGTGATCGCCTGGAAGAACGCCTCTTCGTTGCGTGGAAACCGTTTCGCCATCACTGCGGCTGACTGCACCATAGATGTGGCTTCGGCTGTCTGAGAGCTGGCGGCCAGATCCGTGACGGCCGAGTCCGTTGACTCACCGTGAAGCAGGAGTTTGTCGTTGGCTTGTTCGCTCATTCTTCTTTCCTTTTCTATCTGGCCCACCTGGGCGGTTCTATTGAGGTGATCTGCGTTTCCCACGGATTCGAGAAGTCGCCCGACTCGAGGCACTTGCCGAGCTCGATGAGGGTTCCCTCTACGTGTTCCCTTCCTATCTTCAAAAACGACTCGGGCAGCTGAAATGTCGCGACCTCGTAGGGCTCGGTGTTGGCGGCAAACACCAGCATGACGATTGGCGGCACGCCCCAGTGCTTAATAAATCCCCTTTCGTAGAGAGCCATCTGGAGGTGGGTTCCCCGGTTGTAGATGTCCTTCGCGATCCATTCGGGCGAGCTGTCTCGCCAAACCTTGAGATCCACCATAACCGGAAGACCGGTTGGCGTTTCAAAAACTCGATCAATTCGAAGGCGACACGGAACCCCGTGGTCGGTCCACTTGTGACAAACCTGGGACCGCCCCGCTCCGGTAAGAATCCCCGCGCTGATCGGATTCTCGAGCAGCCGCTCCACAATGAGCTCGGCCTTGTCCCAGAGCTCACGCTTCACTAGGGTTTTCCCTGGGTGTGCCATCTCGTCCTTTGCCCACTTTGCGGTTCCGCGTCGATAGGCATCCGTAACGGCATATTGCAGGTCGATCTCATCGGGCTCAGTGATCATCCCGTCGACCAGCGATCCCAGAACCATTGCCTCCGAAGCCTGGAACTCTAGTGTCCGATTGATGTGCCTGGCCTCGTAGAGGCGTCGCGATTTCCGAAAGTCCCCGATGGCGCCCGATCCGTTCAGATCGTGGCGACTGAAGTATTCCTCCGAGCTCGGTTCCCATGCCGGAGGCTTTTCTATCCAAAACGGTCTTTGCTTGCTCACCCTGTTCCCCTTGTGTGGTGGTTGGTTCAAATTCAGTCTATTCCTTCATCCGCTAGTCCTGCCGGTGACGGAATTGGTTCAGCGACGTATAGGGCCTCGGTTGGGATGCCAAGGGCTACGTCGAATCTCGTCTCCTGGTGGTATTTATCGACAGCGCGGACTGTTGCCACCACCTCGCTGGCGATGATCGATCCTGTTACCTGAGTGACACTCAGTGGACTGAGCTTGTGGCTATGGTTTGCGACCTCTACGTGCAGCTTGGCCTTGGCTAAGAAGCCCAGCTCATCCTGAGCGATTTCATCTAGCGCAAGTTGAATTGCCTTGTCCATCAGGCAAACGGCTTCCCACTTCCGATGGCGTTCCTTGATTAGGACTTCGACTGCAGCGACTTTATTCATTGCCTACTCCCTTCCCATCCAGAATTCGAAGGCGATCTCGGACAAGAAAAGTACGATGCACATTCCGATGAGGTATGTCATCGACGATGTCCCATCTTGGCAAGCATCAGGGTTGCCTGTTCCTCTGTCATTGGCATTTCCCCGTTCTCCACACGAGGTGCCCGGTCCTTTTTGCACCGATCGCACAGTGGTGATGAGTCACCTCGACGCTTATTGCAGCTTGTGCACCTTGGTTTCAGGGGCTTGACGTATTTTCCGACGAGTCCAGCTCTCATGGCGATTCCGTAGACGGAACCCCGCTTCACCCCCGTTCTCTGTTCGATGACGCGATACGGCACGCCTCGTTGCCGCATTTCGATGATCTCGCGCTCAATGAGAGTCGGTTTCATTTCAGCTCTCCTGGTGGGCCGTATCGGGTTTCTCCTGCCAGTCGCGCTGTCTCACCTTGTCCCAGGTTGACTCGAGGGCATCATGGAGATCTATGCCCATCAGGTTGGCGAAGTTGATCATATAGATCATCATATCGGCCAGTGCGTCGACGAGCTCCTCCTCGTGGTTTTCGTGGCCCCGAATGCCCTGTGTGGCTTTGAGGAATGCGTGCCCTGCCTCGCCAAGCTCCTCGCTCATCCCGACGAAGGAATGCCAGGGCTCTTGATCGGGGAAGTTTCGCTGGGCCCATGTCAGGTGTTCTGCCTGGATCCGTCGAAGTGGTGACATCGAGTGGAAGTCGTCCTCAATGAAGTCGTCCGGCTCGAATCCCTGATTGTCGTCCATGCTGTTCTCCTTTGGTTCAGATCAGTAGTTTTGCGAGTTTTGCTTCCACGCCATAGGGCCCCACGGGCGTTGTTTCGCCGGTAAATTCTACGATTCCGTGATCACGTAAGTGGTAGGGGAGCCCCCCAAGCCCGCCCCAGGTTCTGAGCCAAATAAATCCTTCGCCAGGGTCTTTTCCCTCTAGGAAAACCGAGGCAGTGAACTCTGGCCCGCGCTCTGAGAATCCCGCCAGCGCATCGCCGCCGTTTGCGTATTTCCGAACCGAAACGGTCGTCGGTGGTGCTCCGTACCAACCGGGGATTTCTCTGCTTCTGTTTTCGCCTTGTTCCACTTGCTGACTATTCATGAAATAGCCTTTTCGGCAGCCTTGAGAAGTTCCCGGTATTGCCCAACCCATGCCACTGTCCCGACCTCAACGGAGTGGAGTCCGTGGTTTTGGAATGATGCAACCTCGGTAATGCCGAACACCTTTTCCACCCGGCAGATCTCGGCCACCTGGAGTTTCATTTGGAGGTCAAATGCCCCTTCCCAGATGCGACCGGGAATCATCAGAATTGGATCGACATTCCCCGAGGTGACGGACCGGGCGCACCGGGCGCCGAGTCTCATCGCTGCCCCGCACCTTTGCCCGTCGGAGACATATTTGGAGTTCCAGTCGTGAACTTCCTTTGTCTCTGGATCGACGTAGGCGAGCCAGCCTTGTGAGATTGTGATTTCCGGGATCCGCGATTCTCTCGTGACCAGCTCGCCCAGCCGGGTCCAAGCCTCGTGCTCGATTTCCCGTAGCACCTCTGCTCTTTTCTGAGACTTGGAGCGCGAGCGAACCTGGAGAACGCGGCGCTCAAGGGCCTTGCCGTATCGCGTGGACAGGTTGCCCATCTTCACCGCGACATCGGCGGCGGCAGCTTCGTGCATCGCGATGTCTACGTGATCGGCCCCGACCTCCACCAGTTCCTCGTTCAGGAAGGCGCTGGCTTTGTCCCACTGCTCCTGAGTTTCGACTGTCGCTTCCCATGCGATTCTTTCGGTATTCAGCATTTCTTGCTGATGGTCTTCCTTGGTTTCCTGCGCAAATAAACCCCGTTTCAATTCAAGAACTGAATCTTCGAGCTTCTCGATTGCCTCCTTTGTGACTTCGATTTTGTCGGCGATCTTGACGAGCTCGACCTTGTGAAGATCCATCTTTTTGGTGGACGTCTTGGGTCGCTTTCCGATCTCATTCTTGAGCTTTTCTTGCTTCGCTACTGCTTCCAGGTATTCATCGCGACGTGCTGATACCTCACCGGCAAGGCGATCCTTTTGACGGCGCTCCAGCTCCAGGTTCTCGATTGCCTCTTCGTCGATTGGCGTCGACAATGCCCGTTGAAGTTTCCTTTTGCCGAGCTCCGAGACCCGCATGCCTTCATTCGTCAGATCTTCAAGAATGCCGTCGGTGCCCAGGATGTCGTCATCCGCGTCCTCGGTGAGTGCTTCGAGCCGGTTGGCTTCCTTCATCACCATCGTCCGCATCCGCTTGGTGGCCACCAGCAAGTCGTCGACTGATCGCTCTTCCAGATCGGCCTCGAGCTGGCTGAGTACGGCCTTGTCGCCACCAGTGATCGACTTCAGGTATTCCCGTTTCGCCTTCAGTGGAACCAGCTCGAGAAACGCTCTTAGCTGGGCCTTCCGCTTCGCCTCTTCGGCTACGTGCCCAGGGTCAATGAGTCGGCCGATGGGAGACGGGTCGACGATCTGAAGGGGCGTGAGCAGCTTGCCCGACCGCTGAACGGCTCCCGATCGCGAGATCTGGAGCGTTCTTCCGGCGACGGACACGCTGCCGAGTAAGGCATCCTTGCCGTCCCTTTTCGCGTCCGAGATCCCAATCTCAACATCTCGCTTCCGCGATGTTGCATCCAGAATGCCCGCTTGCACTCGCGTTTTCCGCTCCCCGTTTCCGCCCCACAACTCAGTGACTCCGTGCTTCAGGACCAAGGCAAATTGACCAATGCCGTCGATGTCATTGATCTGAATCGGTACTTCTGTGTTCTTCTTTTTCATCTCGTTTTTCCCTTTATAGATTCCGAACCCAACTCGCGGTCAGCTTTTGTCCTGTCCCGAGTTTTCCCAAAGGTAGTTGCCGTTGGCGATGAGGATCACGCCCACAACTCGTTGTCTTCGAATGCCGGTCAAGCGACTGACCTCCACGATTTCATCGTAGATTTCCTTGCTGATCGACAGCGAGATCCGCTCCCACTTTGTTTGGTAGAAAGATCGACATTGCGGAAAGTTCTCGGTCACTACCGAGGCGATCCTGCCCTGTACTTGGCCCAGGACCAGATTGCACAGTCCGTTGATTGTCATCTTGTTTTTCTTGGCGGCGAGTACGATCGTCCTTCGAAGGGAGTCAGGTACTAGGGTCGAATATGGTTGTTTCTTGTTCAAGTTCATTTCTCCGTGATATGTTTCTCCTGTCCACGAGCTCCCCTTGGCTTAGGACTTTCCCTTTCTCTGAGGTGGTTTCAGAGGTTCTGCCCGAGACGGCTCCCCTTCTTTCCCTGGGGGGGCCGTTTCACTTTTCAGACCCAGCCCCACGAGAGTGCGATCGCCTCTCGCTCTTCGTCCTTCATTTGGTTCGCTGAGCCTCGCGCTTGCTCAAGAGATCTGCGCTTGTGGTGAGATAGTCCCGCATCAGAAGGCGGATGACCGGCGCCCGCTTGGCGCCGAGACTCTCGACAGTAGCGTCAAAGTTGCGCAACAGCTTCTCGTCGATGCGGATGTTGATCGTCTTCATCTTGGTCTCCCTGGTTGGTGGTCGAGGCGTTTGCCTGAATGGATTATATACAAAAATTACCAGTTCCTGTACAATTACTGGGTACTGATCTGGTAATTCAAGGAGGAATCATGAGAAAGAAACGGTGTCACAAGCTCTGGAACCGGTCCACAAAGGAGGCTTCCGTGCAGTACGACCTCCTCGTCGCGAAGGAGAGAACCGAGCTCGGGAAAAAGAAGCTGGCGCGCAAGATCGTGCAGTGGCAGCACCGCCGATATCGGGAGCTCAAGCGTGGCTGGCGGAGGATTGAAGTGCATCTGGCCGCTCCCATGAGACGTCGAAACGACTACCGCAGTCCGTCACGGAAGGCCGACGAGGCCATCGCCAGAGGTCGCGCCGAGAAGGCCGAGCGCAGGGTCCTCGAGCGGAAGATTGAGAAGCACGACAAGGACCTTCTTGGAACCTTCCTTCCTATCCAAAACCTGCGCAGGATTGCGAGGGAAATACCATGACCGAGAACAAGTCTCCCATCGGAATCACCGAGCTAGTCGAGGCAGCATCCGACCTCGCAAAGACGGAAAGCGCCTTCACGCAGGAGGCGGAACCGCAGTGGTTTGCCACCTGGGCGGCCCGATCCTTGCGAACAATGTCGACCCAAATGCAGGAGCTCGCACAGCTGAAAAGGGCGGTCGAGGCGTATAGCTCAGGAATGAACGCCGCTGCTGGCATGATTGTCGAGATCGGAACTCTTATGGAATCCTCCAATGCTGAAGTGGTCTGGGTCCCGGATCTGCACGCTGCCATCAACAAGAATGCGAGCACAATCGTCGGGTCCGGCTACAAAGCCGAGGGGCATCTCCAGCATCAAGATCCGGAGAAGGCAAGGGACCATGCCCTAGCACGACTCGAGGAATATCTGGAGATCATGAACGCTGAGAAATTGAAAACCCAGACCAAGAAAGACATCTCAAAGAAGGCTCTTCACCGGAATCTGATGAAGACCCTCAACTCCCTACCGGGCAGGATAGAGGCTGTCAAGAAAGAGGTCGCCGAGCGCAAGCAGCGGGAGCTCAAACGCAAGTCGAAAAGGGGCGGGAATCTCATCGATTTCGCTGCCAGAGCACGTCAAGTCGTGGCCCAAACGGACGAGAAATGACGGTACCCAATTACCAGGACCCCATTTACTGGCCAAGTTACGGCCTTTTTTTGGCCCGTAACTTTCACGTAACTTGAAAGTACGCACCCCCTTTTTTCGGCCTTTTGCGTAAAAGAAAAGACGAAATGGGCATTTCCACTTTTCAAGTGTTGTGAACAAAGCCACTTGCGGGACTTATATGCAAATAGGGGTCTACCAAGGGGTCATGCAAGGGGTCTTGGGGGTAATTAAAACCAAAAGAAGAAGAAGAAAGGGAAGTAGAGGAAATTATTCTCTTACTAGAGTTTGAAGAAAGAGGATCTCGCGCTCCATCGCTCGGCTGCAAATGACGTTAGAAACCAAAACCAAAAAGGAAAGAGGATCGGAAATGAACAAGTCGCGACTCGCAGTGGTACTCGAGGATTGCTTGGTCTCAGGGGGGGGCGATATCAGAGGCATAGGAGACACGATACTGGGAGCAAGGTCCTTCCTCGCTGAAGCGGTTCTGCTGTTCGAGGTGATTATCATCTCACCCCGGTTCACCGAGCCCGGAGAGATGAAGGCCGCAAAGGGCTGGATGCAGCGGACCATGGGAGACATCACCAATGAGGTCAAATTCAAAAAGGGCTTCCCTGCGGCGGATATATATATCTCTCCGAGGGCGGTGAACTTCAATGGCGAGTTCATGGATCCGAGGATGCTGATGTACTTCAGATCATGGCGGGGCGACCGAAGTTGAGAGCGCTTTATCCCCGGCTGATTTCCTGGTAGTTTTTACGGCAATGGAACGCGACGACAAACATCGCAGACCGTGGGACAGGCGGCTCAACGAGTCAGGGGTTGCCTTCCGGGCGTTCCACACCTACCGAGACATGCCCGTCGAGCGCCGCACTCATGCCGAAGTGGTCAGGCTTCTTGAGCGGAAGCCCAGCTACGTGCGAATGGTCCAGAAGTGGGCATCGAAACACGACTGGCGAGACCGCGTTGGGGACTGGGACGATCACCAGGATCGCCTACGCCAGCGAGCTCTCTCGCGGACCGTGATTCGAATGGCGGAGAAGCATGCGGAGGTTGCAAGCGAAGCGATCCAGTTGTGCTCGCTGAAACTCAAGGCCACTTTGCGAAAGGTGCAGACCCGCATCACCCAGTCCAACGGCGAGGACTTTGACGTGCCGGGCTTGTCGCTCGGTGTCGTTCCAAACCTACTGACAGCTGCCGCCAATCTCGAGAGGGTCTCACGCGGAGAGCCCTCTACCGTGCAGGCGTTACAGGTCGAGGAGAAGATTATGATTCCGAAGCCCCTCTCCACCGAGGAGCATGCGGCCATGATCGCAAGACTGCGAAGGGAGGGCAGGTTGCCAGGCGCAACGTCCCAAACTAGTCCCGAGAACTGACCACGCTGACCCAGGATCACAAGGAGGTGCGTTGGCGTATGTTTCGCCGCATTAGCGGCCGATCGCTCGTTAGGGATCAATTTTGGAGAAAAGGGGAATCGAAGTGAAGAAATTGAGGCTCAAACAGATTCAACGCAGCAGGGCAGGAAAGATCAGCAGCCGCGAGCGGCGGGGCTTGGCGTATGACCACGGGCAGGACGCCTGGCGCAACGCAACCGGAAGCGAAAAACGCTACCGTCGCATCAGACGCCTCAAGAATCGGGCGGCGCGAAAGTCGCGGAGGATCAACCGATGAGTAGCGGCAGTTCCATCCATCAAGATGAATACGTGATTGAGTCGGTATGGCTTGGAAGAATCAGCGGCGAGCCGATGATTGTTCACACCCTGGGCGATCGTTTCCCGTGGAACGGGTCCACGATTGGCTCTATCGAGGCTGAGCTTGAAGCTGGCGGATTGGTCTTTCTTCGCCTCGTGAGCACAAATGGGAAGACGCTTTTGAGGAAGATTCTGGGGCCAGATGATTGCCTCATCTATGCTGACAACAGGCATTTATCATGACGACGATCTACCGCGAACCCAATGCAATTAGAGCGCTCGATACCAGGGACGAGATATTCGCGCTGGGCGACACGATGAATGGTGACGACAAGATTGCTTGCATCGAAATGGAAATAGAGCCAAAGCTCTACTTCCTGATCGTCAGGTTTTCCAATGCCGCAGGCGAGACGATCTGTCGCAAGATCCTGGGAGAAAACGACTTGATTGTGTACAAATCCAAAGAGGGCCCCAAGCGGCAGCCACCGGTCAGGGTTGTTCGAAGTGTCGACTCATCCGGCAAGGAGAAGCCATGAGAGATTCTAGTTGGGTTGGTACTGCCACCAAGGACGGTCCCGTCATTTGTCCCGTTTCGAGCATCGTTCTTATCGAGGCGGTCAAGGATCAGTACGATGCGCTTATTCTCGTCTGGACTTTGACGGGACAAGATCGGGAAGAAATTCTTTGTACCCCGGTCCCGGTGGGCGTTGCTGACCTCGATTGGTGGATGGGACCGGGACACCGCAAAAGGCTGACGGATTTCGGAATCACAATCCCTTGAGTGTTGGTTGAGCCGAAGGCCAAAATGAATTCGACCGGCTCCTGCCTGTTTCCTACAGCGAAACGTGGTTCGGTACGGAGCTATTCGAAATCGGCAAAGCGCGGGGACTTCGGGCAATGGTTTCGTCCGGAGTCCCTTTCTTTTTCTTATAGGCTGACGACATGAGGAAGTTCATCCAGTTGATTCGCATGGTGGCGGCAACGCTCCCGATCTCGGAAGAGGGCGATCGCGTTGTCGATGAGCTGATGAAGCGAGTTCGAACGAGACACTCCAATCCGCCGCGCGATCATGGAGTTGGTTCTGAGATGGCGGAGAAGCATGCAGAGGGCGACTGCGCTTGTCGATGGTGCAGGCCGCCGTCGGCTCTGCCAGACAAGGGTGAACACTGAGACTGTCGACATGAGGCTTGTTCGACAGGAGCGCCCCTACACCTACACCGTCTTCCAGAAGTCCGTTCACGGACTGCCCGAGCACGTTTCTCGGTTTCTCGGTGGCGGTCGAGGAGGCGGAAAGTCTGAGGCCATGGCCCAAGCAGTCGCCGTCCGTGCGATGCGTTACAAGGAGCGAGCTCGCATCCTGATTCTCCGGAAGGGTCCCTACAAGTCGATGAACGACTTGATCACAACCTTTCGTCAGATCTTCAATCGCTATTGGGGTATCGGCGCCCACCGGTTGAATCGCTCAGAGCATGTGTGGCACGTTCCGACCGGTAGCTACATCGAGCTCGGCATCCTCCCTGATGGGCGGGTTGGCCGCGAGTACTACGAGACCGCGTATCAGGGCCGTTCATTCACCGACCTGTTTATCGACGAGGCTCAGCAGTGGGCGCGACCCGAGAATATCGACTTGATGCTGTCGAACCTTCGCGACGACTTTGTGCCCACGCTGCTGATGATGAACGCGAATCCGGGTGGAATAGGGCACCAGTGGATTGCTCAGCGATTCATCACTGGGCATGATATTTGGGAGCCGTTTCAGATCGACAAGACCATCAAGCTGGGCAACAAAGAGATCCACACCTCACGAACGTGGCAATCGTGTCCATCGACCTATGTCGACAACCCATATCTCGGTGAGGACTACCTGGCGAACCTTGCGATCTCGTGCGGTCACGACGACGACCTGCTCAAGGCTTGGATCACCGGAAATTGGAATATCTCGAGGGGCGCATACTTCGCCGCCGTGCTCGACAACCAGAAGATCGAGATCAACTGGCCACTGCCCGATGGCTGGGATACGTGGCAGCCGCTGGACTGGAAGTTTTGGTTGGCCTTCGATCACGGGACCATGCACCCGAGTGTGTGTTACGTGATGGCAAGATCGCCAGGCGGAATTGGACCGGACGGGCGGTTCTACCCGGCTGATTCGATCCTCATGCTCGACGAGTATGCCTGCCACCGACCCACTGACTTGGCGGCTTCGTTTGGTTGGACGGTTCCCGAAATCTCGGGGCCGATATTGTCGCTGGCTGACCGGTGGAGAATCCCGGCTCGAGGCGTTGCCGACGATGCGTGCTTCTCGCATCATGGGCACGCGAACCAGTTCGGGCAAGAGCTCACCATCGCTGATGACTACGCCTCCGAGGGAGTGGTCTGGACCCCGGCCAGGAAGGGGCGCAGGGCTGCGCGGTGTTTACGAATGAAGCGAATGTTGGCTTCGGCTGGCGACTTCGAGCGCGAGGGATTGTACGTGTCGAAGAAGTGCAATTATTGGTGGCAGACCGTGCCGTTCCTGGTCCATGATCCCAACGACACCGAGGTTCTGCTGAAATGCGACACAGATCACGGGTTTGACGCCTCGTCGATGGGCCTCTCGGGCGGGCAAGTCACTGGTGGGGCGGCGATGGGAATTTGAGGTGAATGATGAAGGTCAGTGATGTGGTTTTGCTTTCGAATTTTCTGGGTGGAAAAGGATCGACTGACGTGAGATCTCCCGTCCCGGTTTGTCCCTCCTGTCCCGTCTGTGACAGGAAGGGCGTTCCTCTTTTCACGCCCGCTGGGCCATCGGGCCATCCTCAAGTTTGCGTTTCGTGCCTCCGTATCGGTGCCAGGCTCGACATGGACATCCGATTGCCCGAGAAGAGGTGAACGCAACGTTCTTGCGCAGGAATAACTTTTTCGTCATACTTTCCTCGAAATTTCACAGCCCGGCGTCCCAGGGTGGGCTCAAACTCCGAGGAGTCCGACATGGTTGACACCCTTCGCGTCCGCGACCTACCCGCCCTGCACGAAATCCCCGACTGGCTTCTTGACCCGATCTACGGACTGTTGGCGGCGGCTGGGCTTTGCCCCCACTACAACAACGACGGCGACACGGTCACTGCCGCAGACGCTTCTGATCTCGCCACCTTGAAAACCCTGGTGAAGGACTGTTCCGACATTCAGGTCTTGCATGGTCTGGACACCGGAATCCACTCCGCTGCTGATGCCGCGATGGACGAGCCAGCGGGATTCACGAGCTCACCAGCCGAGCCTGCTGATCTGGCCGAGTGCCAGGCCATCAACAACCAGCTGAAGGCCGATTTCAACACCCACGTCGCGAACCTGACCCCCCACCGAGCTCTGGGTGGCGAAGGTGCCCTGACAGTGGCGCTCATCACAACAGCTGACGGCTCGAATCAGGCGACCAACGAGGCGCTCGCCAACGCCTACAAGGCTGCGCTCAATCGCCATGTTGCGTTGGGGCTTGCGGACTTTCTGATCGACTGACCTAGATGGCCCGCTCACAAAAACAGCACGTAGCCACTCCATCGGCGGCATGGGCCGCGATGGAGCGGTATCGGGAGCTTCCCCGAGATCTACGTGGTGGCGTGCTAGAGCTTCAGGAGCTTCGCGAAGCACATCTCTGGAAGCACGAAAAAGAAGCGGACGCGGACTACAACTGGAGGGTCAAAGCTCTCTGGTTGACGCCGTTCTACTGGTCAGCCTGCGACCTGCTCGGCGGGCAGCCATTCACGAAAGCGATTGGCTGGTCGGATGACACCCCTGCCGTCATTGGTGAATGGGCGAAGGACATCGATGGTTCGGGGCGGGACTTTCGCCACGTTGCTCGCTCCTCGTGCATCACCTCGGTTGGCTACGGACTAAACTACCTCTGGCCGGTCTGGGACCCCGCTCTTGGGCGCCCAGTGATCCGGATTCTTCCCGGAGAATCGGTGCTCGATGAGCGCGAATCTGGTGCTCCCATTCGCGTGATGATGACCGAGCTCGACCGCGATGAAGAGAAGCCGTGGATCAAGAAAGAAGCCGAGCAGGTCTGGATCTTCTACGACGGCGAGCCGACATCGAATAGCAATGAAAAATATGCCCGCTGGGAGGTCTACGAGCACGAGGAGCGATACAAGGCCGACAGCCCGTGGAACGAGACCCCGACTGCGGACCTGGGTGGCTACCTTGATCCACTGACCAAGATTCCCCTCGTGCCCCTGTACACCGGCAACAATCCCGAGGATGGAGTTCCCTGGGAATGCTATCCGCCGATGCACGACCTAGCGGTGCTAAATAGGGTATGGATCAACAAGACCAGCGACCTGGACTTCGGATTGCATATGGCGAACGTCCCACAGAGGATCGCGGTTGGCGTTGACGAAGAGACCGTCAAGAAGATGACGAAGGTCTCCTACAAGGGGTTGTGGTGGACCAACAATGCTCAAGCGAAATTCTCGTTTCTGGAGCATTCGGGCTCGAGCTTTGACCTGAGTCTCCGTGAGATCGAGAACATTGCCCGCAAAGCCGAGATCATGGGCCACAAGCCCAACATTGATCGAGGCGACGCGGCGGCAGCCGTCACCGCCACTGGCGAGCTTGCCCGAATGGCCGAGTCGGTCACTACGTCGCAGGCTTGGACTTTTGGCTGGCAAGACTCTTGGGAGACGGCCTGGCGAATCGCTGCTCAGATCGGCAGTCAGCCAGACCGGTTCACGCTTGGCTTTCACGCCAACTTCGGCCCACGCGAGCGCGACTTGGACCGGGCCAGGATCATCCAGGCCGACTACCAAAACGGCGAGCTCGAGCCCGAGGTCTACTTTCCCGAGGCCAAAAGGCTGGGCGTCTACACCGAGGAATTCGATGCTGAAGCGGCGGCGGCTGCTGCCCGTCAACGGCGGAAAGATATTGAGGAGTCCCTCAAGGCCAACTCGCTTCCACCCAGGGAAGGCGAGGACGCTGAAGACGAGAATGAGGACGAGGAAAAAGACGAGGACTCCTGAACAAGCCACAGGGATTCGGCGGTTCGATTGGTTATGAGCAGGTCAAAATCGCGAATCTCTTCACTATTGAAGGGCCGCTGTGGGTAATCGCAGCGGCCTTTTTCCTTTTCTTCTGATAGCGTGTCTTGCGAACTACCAAAAGGAAGGGAGACCAATGAATCGCCTGACACTTATTGCCACCCTGTTGCTGCTCGTGTTCTCGGTTGGCTGCCGAACCGGGACTGCTGGCTCGATCAAGAATCGACTGACCCACGACAAGGGCAACGCCTTGATGGTGACTGATGAAGAGGCGGTTGTCATAAGGTCCGCGACTGACCTACGACAGATCGAATCGATCTCAGCACAAGTCCTTTTCATTCATATCGGCGGGCTCGACGTCCCTGCGGTTTGCACCGGGCTGATTGAAGAAGATTGCGCTCGCTTTCGCGATCACGATCCCGTCTGGATCAACAAGGCTGTCTGGAAGTCTGGCCGACTGAACATCTCCGAGCTCCTCAACATCCCCGCCCTTACTTTCGGGGATGACGGCGCCAGTGAAATCGAGGAGATACTCGGCGAACCGATCCCCATCACCTACCTCGAAATCCTTGAAATACGGAGAGACTGATGACCCAGAAGATCCTCTTGCTTGTGTGCCTGCTGTCGTCTTTCGCGCTGCTCGGCTGCGATGGTGACAATCCGACTGACCTGACCGGTCCCGATACCGAGATCGACTTCGAGTGCTTTGTAGCGGCGCCAAACATCCTGGAGTGTGTCGCCCAGCAATTCGCGGGCATTCCGCCGCTTGTTTACCGGTGGGAATCGAAATTTCTGAACCCTCAAAGTGCAGCTGGGAAATCGTCTGTCACCTGGGACTATCAGCGAGTCTGTGCCACTCAGGCGGGCGCAATTGGGGTGAGCATCTCGCTATCGATCACCGAGGAGGATGGACGAGGGAAACTCCATGGGCCAGTGGCTAAGGCCTATGAGATCTGTGGTAAGGAATCGAGCGCATCCGGGCAAAGCTACCTTTTCCAGCTTCCGCTCGAGCCCAAGAGCAGCGGAATGAGTTCGATCCCGAGATACCACAACAGGCTCTGATAGAGTCCAGAGGTCTTGGTTTTGGTTTTTGGTTTCTTTCTTCACTCTTGAAGGCCCGCCATGTTGTTGTGGCGGGTTTTCTTGTTTTTGGGATATAGTTTCGCTGCTCAGGCTCCAGTTGACCGTTCCCGAAAGTGACAGGGGGTCAACCGCGATGCGTAAGGTTCGGGAATCCCAGCCGAGAAATGGTCCGGTGAACGTGACACGCCGGGCCAGATTCGTCACTCTTGAATGCTCGGTTGCGATATTCGCTAGCTCATATCTGAGCGGCTTGCCCCCTGGAGAAAAGAAGGTCGCACCTCTTTGAGTACCCAGGGGGACCGTCCTTTTTGGGTGTAGCATTCCCGCATGGCGATTCCAGAGAGCATCCGGAAGGGAATGACCGGCCATCTGGTCGACATGAAGAAGTTCGATGCGGCGATTGCCCAGCGAATCTTCAGCCTCCTCGAGCAGGTGCAGTCCGAGATCTTGGGCCAGCTCAAGCTGATCGACCCCACGTCCCCCGCTGCGTTGACCCAGCGCGTTGCTCGGATGAAGACACTCTCCCGGCAGATCAACGGCACCTTTGCGACATTGGGGCCGGAATACCAGCGCGTCTTTGCGGAAGGGCTGAAGGATGTCGCGGCCTTTGAGCTCGGCTTCTCGAACAAGGAGTTGAAGAAATACATCCCGTCCGGAATGGCTGACGTCAACACCACAAGCCTTTCGCCCGACTTGCTGGAGCGAATCTCAAAGGGCTCGCTCATGAACCTTGGTCCTGAAAGTGGAGCCGTCTATGCCAAGGACTGGTTGACAAAGCAGGCCGCTGATGTGCGGGCAGGGATTCAGCAACAGATTCAGATGGGCGTCATCCGTGGCGAGGGCATAGACGAGATCGCACGGCGCATCAAGGGCGGCGGCCTGCACAAGGGCGTTATCCCGGGTGCTCGGAACTGGGCGAAAGCGTTCACACGCACGAGCGTCACTAACGTGATGAACGATGTTCGCAAGAAGGTCTTCGAGGAAAACTCGGGCAAAAAGGGACCTCTCAAGGGTCTCTACCAGGTCTCTGCACTCGACAAGCGAACAACCCCGGTCTGTGTTGTCTATGCTGGTGCGAGGTGGCTGTTCGGAAAGAAGGGCGGCGAGCTCATCCCTGTCGACGGCCTCGAATACAACGGCGGCGCACCGCGTCACGTTGCCTGCCGATCGATCATCAACCCGTGGGTGAAGTCCTGGGAAGAGATGGGGCTCCAGGACAGTAAGGCTCTGCCGTCGGTCAAGAAGCGATTCGACGGCAAGGTGCCAGCTCGCCTTAACGGCCCAAACTGGTTCGCGAAGCAGCCTGCCGCCACCCAGAACGCCATTCTTGGCAAGGGGAAGGCTCAGCTTTACCGGGACGGTGAGATCACCCTGGGCGACGTGATCACGAAATCCGGTGGGACCAGGACACTGAAGGAGCTCACTGCGATGGTCAAGGCTAAGGCGGCCAAGCTCCAGTCAGCGACGAAACTCAAGCAAAAGCTCGCGGCGAATGCCAATGCCATAGACAAAATCTTCGTCAAGGCCAAGAAGAAGCCCGCCCCCTCGAAGGCAAGTCCGGCACAGAAACTTGCGGAGTCACAAAAGTTCTTTCTGACCCAAGAAGCCGAGCTGGCAGCCAAGCTGACAAAGGCCGAGAACATGACGGCCGGAGAGCTTGCGAATGCCGTCAAGTACGCCAAGGGCAGCGCCAAAGCCTTTGCTAAAACAGATTCGCCGCTTAAACCGTGGATCAAGCGCGAACTCGAGGGGCTGAAGAAGATTCTTGCTAAAAAAGAGTCGCTGCTCCTGTCCGAAAAGGAGCTTTCCTTCGCGCTTATGGAGGCCGAAGCAATTCCGCTCAAGCGCTTGCGGATAGAGATAGACAGGCTGTTCGCCAAAGTTCTTGACATGCCACCGGGTCATCCACGAGATCTCGTCATGAAGAAAGTCAAGGCACTCGAGAAAGTCTTCAAAAAGAGAAGCCCCAAGGTACAACCCAAGGCAGCGAGCAAGTCCAGAGAGCGGGACCACCGAAAAGTGAAGCCGCTTGACGATGAGGCTCTTGAGGACTCGATGCTCAGTGGCGAGTGGAATAAGTTAGAAAGGAACCGTGCGGTCGAGCAGTATACGGGCGGAGTGAACGTGAACGGTTCCGTCACCAGGCGGAATGCAAAGATCCACATTGCGGATGATTTGTCATCGAGGATGGCGAGGGCGGCGAATAATCGAGCAGGCTGGACAGCGGCGGAATTGAAGCCCAAAGTGGAGGGGATGATCTACAAGTGGGCCGACACCAGCGGCGATACCGATATCTACGCCGTCGCAATGCAACTCGCGGCGAGAAAGAAATTCGGCCTGAAGGGCAGTCAGATCAGTCACCTTCAAAGCAGCGCGTATTTCATGCGCGATGTCAACCGTCTGCTTAAGCGGAACGCTGACGTGTACGACGCATTCTTGGACGCAATGTACGATGCGACTCAGGATTGGTTCAAGGAGCGTGGCATCACGCATGTAAATCTGTTTCGCGGAGCAGGCTACGAAAGGCAATACGCTGGCTTCCATAGCCTTGAACTACAGCCGTTGTCGTCGTTCGCCGTCCAGGAGGGCGCCGCCCTTGAGTTCACTTGGTCGGCAAGTGGGATGCAACATCTTCACGCCGTCCGAGTTCCCGTCGAGCACATTCTCTCGAATGCCTGGACGGGTTTTGGCTGTCTCAATGAGTACGAATTCGTCATCATGGGCAAGAGTGGAATTACCGCATTGTCGAAGTGGATGAAGTCACGGTATCTAGATAGATTTGCGCGCATGCTTGACGAGTTGAAAACCGCATTTGGACTACAGGGTGAATAATGGGAAAAGACACAGCAAGACCAGACGAAAGTTTAGCCAATGCCGACTGGCCGAAGCGAACGCCCGACCGGCTAAGCGACATCGAGGCTCTCATCAAAAAAGAAGACGAGCAAGCCGCCAAGCGAAAGGCCGCCAGCAAGGAACCATAGACTTTTCTCGTCTCGCTGCTCTTGCGCAATTCCATGCCGATCTGGCATAGTAAATCCGATATGAGAATTCAGTCGCAACGCATGCCCTTTCGGCTGGGTCGAATGTCGAGCTCAGAGAGCTCGAATCGGCAGCATGCGGCGACCATCGTTCCATTTTTGCCGGGGGCAAAACACGCAGTCGGGGACCGACTGTAGAAGGAGATTCACCGATGGCGATCCCAACCACCTGGAAATCAGTCGACGACCTGCCTGAGTGGGCAAAACCGCTGCAAGAGTCTGGCGACATTGTCGAGAAAGACGGTGTTCTCGTGCTCGACGTGCAGGGGATGCGGCCGAAGGGCGACGTTGATGAGTTTCGCAAAACAAATACGGCGCTCAAGAAGGAACTCGAGAAGTTTCAGTCTTCGATGCGCGGTGGTTTGACCCCGGCTGAGGCCGCAGTACAGCAACGCAAACTGGAAGAGCTCCAAGAACGACTCGACGCCGGTGAGGATGACGAGCGCGTGACGGAGCTGATGACGAAAAGACTCAAGGCCATCGAGATTGATGGGCGTGAAGTCAATATCCTGCGAACAGACGCTCCCCACGTCGACCATATCCTGACCTCTCTCAGGAAGACCAACGCGGACCTCTCCACCGACCGGGATGCCCTATTGGGGGACCTGACCGAGGAGAAGATCGTGAACGGAACGCACACGGCAATCGCTGCTCTTGGCGACGTCAACACCCGGTCAGTCCGGGACGTGTTGCGCTACGTGAATTCGACCTGGAAGATGGCGAAGGTCGACGACAAGCTGATCCCAGTCAAGCCTGATCTCGAGGCATCCAAAGACGGTGACTTGATCCCCGTTTTGAATGCCGAAGGGAAGCCTCTTTCGATTCGAGATGACCTCGAATCTATCCGTGAAGGTGGGGAAACGAACTGGTTTGTTGAGCCCGGTGGGCCACGACAGAAAGCTCGGCCAGGAACTCCCTTGCAGGGTAGTCAGTTGTCCGGTGTTGCGCTGATCAAGCGCGGTTTACAGAAGCGGGCAGGCCAGCGCGTATAGCGAAGTTCTGATTCAGTATCGGGTCCGTTCTGAAGTGCTCTCTGGAGACTTCAATGTCGACCCAAACACTCGCAGAACTCACAAAGTTCGTCCAAGATGACCTGGTTCGAGGTGTTGCCGAAGACATCATCACGGTCAATCCCTGGTTCCAATTCATGCCGATGGACGGCTACTCTGGCGACGGAGTCACTGTCAACCGGGAGAACGCACTCGGCGATGCTGGCCTGTACTCGGTAGGCGACTCGATCACCCACCGGACACCGAGCACCGCAACGGCGACCACCTTCACGGCCTCGAAAATCATCGGCCAGGTCGACATGGACGGTCTCGTTCAGGCTCAGGGCTCCTCGGATGGCGTGGACATGTCCGCGCAGGAGATCAGCTCGAAGTCGAAAACCATTGGACGAACCTTTCAGAATCAGGTCGCGGTCGGCGATGGTTCGAGCCCGAACATGAACTCGCTGCATTCGCTCTGCGACTCCAGCCAGTACACGACAGCATCGGCTGGGCAGGCCCTGACGTTTGCCCTCATCGACGAGCTGCTCGATCTGGTGATCGCGAAGGATGGCGAGGTGGATTTCATCGTGGCTCATCGCTCGATGTTGCGCAAATACAAGGCGCTCTATCGCGCCCTTGGTGGTGCTGCACCGACCGACGTGATCACCCTGCCGAACGGCCTGAAGCGTACCGTCCTGATGTACGACGGGATTCCCCTGTTTCGAAACGACTACATCACCATCACGGAGACGGCCAACGGTGCCGCCACAACCACCGGAGCACTGACGTCGCTCTACGCCGGTTGCTGGGATGATGGCAGTCGGAAGCTGGGTGTGAGTGCGATCTATCCAGAGGGTGTTCCCGCTGGGATTCAGGTCGAGTCCGTCGGGACGTCGGAGACGAAAGATGAAGTGATCCACCGCATCAAGTGGTACGTCAACTTCGCCCAATTCAATCGCCGTGGTCTTGCCCGACTGACCAGCGTCAACCAGAGCTAAGTGGAACTCACTTTTCGAGTCGAAACCCAGGAACGACAAGGAGAAACAGTATGGCAAAAGCGGCAATCAAGACTAGCTCGACAACGCCCAAACCCAAGGCCACCCCGGTGGGACCACGGGACACGAACTGCGAGTGCATCAGTCCCAGTCGTGAGTACGATGCGGGCTCGACCTGTACCCGCTGGGGGCACAAGTGGAAGGTCGACAAGACCGGTCGACGAATGACTGGCATCATTCCTGCCTACGATGTCGAAAATGGCATCGCGGCGGGAAGGTGGAAGCCGGTCGGCATGAGTGGCGGGGAGGCGAACCTCATCTACTGGAGGGCGCAGTTCGCAGCGGTAAAGGGCAATCAGCCCGACCCGAATCTCACTGCTGAGATGCTCGAAACTGACGTCAAGCGCGAATTGGCGAGACAGGGTGCCTACAACAAGGCGCTGAGGGTCTGATCGATGGCCTTTTCTGCCGACGAGATTGAGGATGGCACCGGAAAAACGACGGCGATCGTTTATGGCACGAGCGATCCCATTGCCGAGTGCATCACCTATCTCATTCGTCACGCTGGGAAGACCGCATTTGCAGATCTGACCGGCAATTTCGACGACGGCGGAGCGAATGAAACCCCAAAACAGGAGGTCCATCTCCTGCGGGGAGTTCGTTATATCGAGCTCTACGGATACCGGCGCGTCACTGGTCGCCCAAGAGAATATGGGCAAGGACTTCTTCAACCGAGATTCGGTCAATATTTCGACGGAGCCCAGGTTGCCAGCGACGAGATTCATCAGCAGTGGCTCCGTGCTCAATTCGAGGCTGCCGAGCTCTCCGCCGCAGGCGAGCCCCTATTTCACATCGTTGACTCCGAACGGGGCGTCAAGCGGGAAAAGGTTTCTGCTGCTCTCGAGACCGAGTGGTTCCAGGGCGGCAAGTCTGAGATTCGGATCTACCACGTGGTAACCCAGATGCTTGACCCATTTCTCGATGCCGTTGGGCAGCTGGTGCGAGGATGAAATACATCAATCCATTGCTCGTTTTTACGGCGATCCTCGCGGTCGCCATTCCCGTTTTCGGGCAGGGGATTGGCGGGATTGCACCTGGTACTTACGGAGCCGGTGAGTGGAAGGGTAATGCCGCAGACTTTGCATCCTTGCCTACGTGCGACGGGGATGCTGAAGACGACATCAGGCTGACGGAGGACACCGACAAGCTGTGGCGATGCGCGTCATCTACGTGGGGCGAGATCACGCACACGGTCGGCGGGGTCGACGTGGGCGCTGCTTATGTCTGGACCGGTGAGCACGATTTCGGTGGCGGCGGCATTGAAGTCGAAAACGGCACAACGCCACCGGCCTGCACGGTCGGACAGCTATACGTTGACACCGATGCGACGGCTGGTCAGCAGTTGATGGCTTGTGAGGCGGGGGCCTTTGTTCTGCAGGGTGATGGTGGAGGCGTTCACACGCACTCTCTCACCGACGTTACGGATAGCGGTACTCTGGCGGCCCTGTCGACCGTTGGCGCTGGCGAGATCTCCACGGATGGAGTGAGCGCTGACGAACTCAACGCTCTAGGGGTTGAAGCGGAACTCGAGGCTGTTATCGATCTCGCTGACCTTCAGGAGCGCGCCCATGCCTCCCTAACGGGGGTCGGCGCCACGGATCACCATACGGCGACCGTGGACACAGGGCCGAGTCCAGACTGCACAGGATCAACGACCTACCAGGACGGGGAAGGTGGATGCGATACGGCAAACGCCGGGACCGACATCACCGCTGACCTGGAAGAGGAAGCCCATAAGGCCGAGCACGAGCCTAGCGGTGCCGACGAGATTGAGCTTCTCCAGATCGCAAACGGGACCACTCAGACCTCTATCTCGGCGACTGTCAGCGAGTCGGCAGGGGACGTCATCGTCACGATGGAGGCGAGTGGCGGCGGCGACATCCTGTTCTTCTTTTCGACCGGCGACTATGCCTACGATGCGACCCCAGCGACGACTGTTACCTTGACCGAAGGAACCGCGACAGTCCCAGCGATGAACTACGTCTACGTCCTTGAATCCAACAAAACACTAACCGCCTCAACCTCTGGCTGGCCCGGCACTGAATATGCCCCGATCGGGACGTTCCTGGTCCAGACTGACGTTGAGGTAGCCGCCCAAGGGCCCCTCAAGGTCCATCTCTGGACCGATCACCTCTATGACAGCGCCAACACCGGGCACATCGGGCACACTGGCTTTTGGATCCGCCACCAACCGGCGACTTGGTGGACTGGTGGTGCGCAAACCTACGCGATCACTCCGAACGGCGGCGGCGTCGACAATGTCCTACTGACTCATGGCAGCGGCACTGCCCTGCAGATGCATGAGCATGTATTTGACGCTCTTGCGAACCCTAGCGAGGAATACTGGATCGTCAATCCCAGCTCGGGCGATGGAGGGATCGAGCCCTACGACCGGGTCACTGACTTGTCGTCGATCCTTGAGATCAACGACGGCACGGCGATCACCAATAACCGTCGTTTCTCTCTGGTGATCTGGCTCGTCGTTTCCGAACTCGGGACTGATTCCAAGCTAATGATCAACCTGCCGACCTGCACCTATGGCAGCGACGCAGATGCCACCACTGATGCGAATGACTGCGACGTCTACACGATCCCGACATCCTTCGTCGGAACTGGCGTTCTGTTGTCCCGCTGGACGATGAAATACACCACTGCGTCGAGCGGTACATGGACCAGCGTCAACGAGCAGGACTTGCGCGGACAGATCCCCTCAACCGCTGCCGGGGGAACCTCTGGCGGGGGAGTAGCCGAGGACGATATCGGGACCGTGGCGCTCAACGACGCGGCCGACACAGCAACGGTTGGGCATCTCGTGGCGGTCGACTCAGCCGTCACGACGCAGCTTGAATACCTCGCACTCGGCACCGGTCTCACGAGCGACGGCGACACTGTCTCGGCCGATCTGGGCACCGACATCGCAGCAGCCGAGATGGCCGACGCGGATCACGGGGACGTGAGCTGGTCGAGCGGGGTCGCGAGCGTCGAAGACCTCGACTGCATTGACTGCATCGACGCGGTTGACCTGAAGGACACCGACGCTCCTGGTGATGAAGAGTGCCTGACCTACGAGGCGACCGGGACCACGATGGAATGGCAGGCATGCGGGGCGGGCAGTGGTGACATCACAGATGTGTTCTCCTGCTCGACCGGTGACTGCTCCAGCATCACGATCGCGGCTACCGACCTGCTCAACCTGAGCGGCTCTGATGCCTCGACAGCGACCGAGGGGCTGATCCTCCCGCAGCATGCGACCGCGTGCGCTGGTGGGACGGCCGAGGGGCAAGTTTGCTGGGAAGCTGACGCCGACACGCTCTACGTTGGCAACGGCGCAACTCTCACCGAGGTCGGCGCTGGCGGTAGCTCTCTCGACTCAGCCCAGATGACGAGAACCGCCGCCCAGTCAATCAACACTGGCACCTGGACCAAGATTGCATTTGACGCAGAAGTCTTCGATAACGGTGGAATCGCGGACGTTGTAACAAATGACCGTTTTGATGTTGCTACGACTGATCAGTACACAGTGGACGCTTTCGTCGCGATTCCGGGTATTGATGACGGTGAGCGCGTTCTACTTGCAATCCGAGTCAATACGGTTGATGTCAGATACGCGGCGGGCTTCTCCGTCCTGTCAAATATGGTAGTCACTGTGTCGAGGTCGACGGTCCTGGATCTCACTAGCGGAGACTATGTAGAGCTATACGCGCACCACAGCGAAGGCGCGGCACAGAACACCGAGACCAGCGAGGGCTACATGCCCCGCATGAGCATCAAGCAGGTACAGTGATGACGCGCGACGACCTGCAACGTCTCGTATTCGGCTGGACTCTGTTCGACCTGCCGGGGCCCAGTCTCGTCCTCGAGACTGACGTCTCGTCGCCGGTGACCGGCCTCAATGCTGATCGATACACGATTGACATGGATGACGGTTGGGTCTCGTATGGCTGGCATTTCGAAGTTGAAGGCGCGACCGAACTCGTGATCGTCCATCAGGGCCACACGCAGGGCGACGAAGGTCTGGAAGATCTCGGTACTGGCGAAACGATCCGCCAGCTTGTCGCTGCTGGCGTGTCGGTGCTGGGTTTTGAGATGTGCTCGCGAGCCTCGAACAGCGGACCAGTCGACCACGACCTCGCCTATACGGTACCCAACCCCGGGATCTGGTATCTGCATGCCTATCCGGTCTGGGCGAGCCTGCAGTTGGTTCAGGGGCTCTACGACTCGA